ATTTATTGTCTTCTTGTTCCAGAGTAACCATCTACTCCAAAAACCTGCCGTATCACTATTATTCCAATTCTCTCTCGCCTTATGTCTTGTAATATAATTTTTCTGACGGTCTGGGTCTTTATGTATAATATCCCTTTGCCCCAAAAGATATATGTTTCAGAGTTGGTTTGTCGTTTCGCGCGCCAGCCTTGGCTGGCATCACGCGTATAGCAGTAAATTTCTTATTTTGATTAGAACTCTTTTCAAGTATATACACTTTCATTTATTATTTATAATAAATAATTTATAAATTTCTTACACATTTATACACTCTTGTATAGTGTATACACATATTCACCCTTTGCGTAGTGGGGCAAACTATTGATTTTTTCGACTTCTTCCGGAAGAAGTTGTAGATGAGTCGTTTTTTCTCCAACAGAATCATACACGTTGATGACGCTTTCGCTACTATACATATACTTGTCTTCAAAGTTGATGTTGAAAATCTCAACTATTTCGTTGCCGGTTTTTGGCACAATCAAGTCGTATGTCTCTGTAATTTTGTTATATGTGGCGTCCAGATACCGCTTTAGCAATCCAGCATAGCAATACGCCAAGGAATACAAGCTGCACAGCATCATCTCGTAGTTTATTCTTGGTAAGCAATACTTTGAAATCCGTGTCATTTCAGTCTCAACAGCAACCTTAAACTTGGAGACGGCAACACCCCGAGTTTCAATATTCATATACTCGGCTTTGACAATTTTTGCGTTGTCAACAATTGTCTTCAACATATTCAATTTATACACTGGAACAGTCATTTCACTTTCAATCTTTTCAAATTCGGAGAGAAATACCGGATAGCAGATACGCATATCCGTCTGGAACGTCTTTGTCTCAACAAGGGGGAATGTGCACATGGATATGATGATGTCAAAACACGCGTGGGGCGATTCTTTAAACAGTCCAGACTTAATACGCACAATTTCGGATATTCTTCGAAGCGTCTTGTCTGTAGCTTCTTCATTTTTATACTTGTCCCACCCAGTTGTCCAACTCGCCCCAATGGGTTTGAAAATATTTTTTACAATGTTTATAAACTGGTCTCCACCATTCTCGTCATCAAAAATACAATCACTATCTTTAAGAACGTCCTTGACATCGGAACACAAAGACATAAGAAATACCTTGTAGTCGGTCAACCAGCAATATCTGTCGCAGAAATAGCCATGGTCAGAATGAGATAAGTCCACAGTAACCTCAGTTCCTACCATTCCCTTGGCATACGCAAAACCCATATCAATTATCTTAGGCGTTGTTCCAAAGGTCGGAACGAGCAGGCCGTTATAACCATCACCCTCAAATATATAAAAATTAACTTCATCTGGATTACACTTGGCGATAAGAATGTTGCTAGAGTGTAAATCGTAGTGTGAAAAATTGAGTTTTTTACCCGAAATATTGATGCTCGCAAGAACTTGTTTTACGGTGCTCACAAACATATTTTTAGAACACTCTTCATCGTTCAACAGTTGTTTAAAAGACAGACCTTCAATATACTCTTCTAATATAAACTTGCGCCGGATCGGATACTTTGAAGTAACAATAAATGGGTTTTCGTCCTCTTTAATTTTTGCCTCTGTGTTGGCACTATAAACATTGTAGGCAAGAGAATAGTGGGGGCAGAAGTTATAAATCTGTTCCAACAACTTCATCGCTTTATACTCGTGTTCTATAATGTAGTCAATGTATTGAGACACCTTGAATACTACTTTTATATAAACAGGTTTTTGCTTTTTTTTCTTACCCTTTGAAACATCAATCTTTACAAGTCCGCATACTCCCTGACTTCCACTACTAAATATTTTTTCTATTTCCAGTTTTTGATGAGATGGCGTTTTAAAAAACTCGGTCAAAAACTCGGTCAGATGTCTGAAATCTATCTGTTCTTCTTCGATTAGAGTATTTTGTATTTTAGTTTCCATTTTAGTTTCCAACAGGTTTTTAAACAAATAATAAATATTAATTAATATTTATAATAAATGTCATTTGTTTCTGGAATGGCAATGATGTCCCCGTCGGATATGGGAATGGGAATGACTGGCGGAAGTCAGCGGGTGATAAGTGGTCAATACGTGTCGTCAAATTCGAAAAAACACGATACTAAAATATTCAAAGATGTTATAGCAATAATTGTATTGCTCATCATAGTCGATATTATCATTCTTATCTTTGCAATTCACTATATATTAGAGTGTGCCAAGGCTCACAACTGGAGTCCACTCGTCACTCTATTATTAATCATTCTTTTGTTTTCTCCGGGTATTGGCGGTATCCTGTCCATCGGGATTATCATTTACGGATTATCGGGCGGTTGCAGTAAACCCAAACAGCTGTCTTTTTCATTTTATTGAAATATATTATAAACTTGTAATTTAATTACAAGTTGGGTTGAATTAGACACATTTGGGATACATCCAATAATTTTCTATGTTATACTTGATGTCAGCCATAATCTCTTGTTCAAGATTAAACGGAATTCGAAGATCAACCGGAATGTCGTTGCTGTACCCGCTCGGGTTTAGAATTAGATGGTGGGCATAAATAGCAAAATCTTTATACGACACACCCAGCACTTGTTGTTCGATAAGCATATCAATGGCTTCAATCAGTGTAAAAATATAATTCTCGGCGGGGATGACAATATTGTCAAAAACACTGTCAAATGTATCAGCGTTGACAACTCGCTGGTCTGTTTGTATCATTTTATAATAGCAGACTTTTTTGGGCAGCGAGTCTGCATAGTATAGAAGATATTCGCGGACAGAATTAAACTCTGCAAGGACGGTCATTGTGTTTATAGATAAACACAGAATAAAAAATCAATTTTAAATTCATAAGTATGTATTTTCACATGCGTCATAATGATTGCCAGTCCAAATTAATACACACCAGTTCCCCGCATCGTTTTCGAGAAAATCGATGTGTTTTCCATTTGGAATACTCTTGACGCGAACATTGAAATTAAATATTTTTGTAAAGGCTCTGATTTCTATTGCTCCACCAAATGTTGATGGATTTCGCATCAGGCCAATGTATGTGTCTGTATCCATTCCAGTTTCGGCAAAAATAATCGCCGTTAAATCTATTCCATCCATCATCAACAGTGGATTTGTTGATAAATAATTACAAATAATTGCGCGGAGAGATGTTCCGTCGACAGTTTCATCCTTTATAAATCTAGATAAGCTGTTAAAAAGACAGCTCATTCTTATTTATTACTTTCTTTTTTATATTACAATTGGGAATTTCATATAGAATTTCATATAGAATTATTTAAGAACAACAGAGTCAGAGTCCAATAGTTGGCCTACCAATGATGGATTAACACAATACGTGTCTAGTTCATCCATCATATTGGCAATGAAACATTCAACTGGGTAGATCTGATTAGTTATAACATTTTTTTCAAAATGGGAGATAAGTTTGCGAAGGCCTTTTGGAGTGTAAATGATACATCCACTCGGAAAACTATACTTGAGCTGAAGTAAATGGTCTGAGAAATGCTTGTATCCGTCAACAGGAACATTGTTTTTAATCCTGTATTTTCCGTCATCATAATAATATGTTTTAAATTGTTGGGGGAAGTGTCCAAGTAAAAGTAAATCGTATGTTGGAGGCACCTCGTTTGCCCAACCGCTGATAGTATTTGCGAAAATCTCCCGACACAGGTTAGTATTGATAACTATAGAATCTTCCCATATCATAACGTTCTCTCCAGAATGATGAACAAGACAGTGAGACCATAAAATATAATACGTCACCATCACTGCAGACCTCTTATATTTATTTTTAATAAAATCCATTTCCCTATATAAACTGTTACGATTGTAATATCCAATCATTCGTGTCGCAAGTGTTGATTCAACATCTTTACTGACACATTTGTCAAAAAATATGAACGGAATTCCCATTATAGCAAACAGCCTAGTTATATATTGCTTTCTTTTTATTATATCGGATATCCCCTCGGATGATGTCTCGGATATGCCCTCGGATGATGTCTCGGATGTCCCCTCGGATGTCCCCTCGGATGTCCCCTCGGATGATGTAATTACATAATGGTGTGTTGTGAATGTTTTTAACACAGTCCCAACAGCTTCAAGTGTGTTATTGTCTATGATACTATCAACCATTTATTATTATTAAATTTATCGTTCTGTATTAAAAAACATAAAATTAATAAATGAGAGAGGAAATAATAAAGATTATTTTCCAAGTAATAATTATTTTTATATTTGTTGGGATTTTCTTCTTTACATATGCGTCATACATTGAACAGAAAATAGTCGAAAAACAAGTCGATGACATTGTTGTTGATTTGGTGGGTGATATTAAAATGTTGTGGCCCCCAACTAATTCGTCTCTCACTTACGTCAAACAACAAATTGCGTCAACAAAGCCTACCAACTTATCGGCTCAGGATGACGAAGTTAAGGCGAGCAATAAAATTATTCTAGACAAGGCTGTCAAGTCCATAACCATCATTACAATTGTTGGGGTTATACTTATCTTCTGTATTTTTATGTATTCAAAATACAGGGGTGAGCACATTGATTATTTGGGAATAATAAAAAATGACTTTATAATCTTGGCATTTGTTGCGTCGGTTGAGTTTGGCTTCCTTACGTTTTTTGCCCAAAACTACAGAACTATTGACTCCAACTTTGTCAAGTATAAAACTCTCGACACTATAGCCAATTATTATTAGAAATATTATTAGAAATAAGATTAGGAATAGTATTAGAAAATAAGATTAGGAATAGTATTAGAAAATAAGATTAGAAAATAAGATTATTTTATACTAATAAATGGTTTACGGTATCGGACAAGCAGATAATTTAGTTGATTTGCCCTATGTTGCAATGCCCAAGTATACTAACGGGTCGTTGTCAAAACAGCAATACCCATGTGATTATGTGTACCCAAATTTATTTGACCACCCACAACAGATTCCCCTTGGGTCATATGTGTATAAAGACGACGCATATCCTAATGGGTATAATAATGTCAGAGAACCATATGTGAGCGACACCCAACACAAATCTGCGGGAGAGTTTACAGACATAGAGTTGTTTTTGATGGTTGTTGTTCTTTTAGTCATAACGGGCAGTTTTGTGATGTTTAGAAAATAATTTATAAATTGAGCGTAAATAATTTTGAAAATTATTTTAAAATTCTGTTCTAAATGAATACAAATAAGTATAGTATGAATACTAAATTAGTTTTTCAGATAGTATCTGATATTCATATTGAAAAATATCCCCTTAGGGATGTTCAGAAAAGTAAAAAAGAGGAAGATGTTGGGAACAACTCTCCTGTTGAGGACGAAGAAAAAAGCCTACTAACAGCTTTGGCGGAGACTTTGCCAACAAATGTAAAAACTCATTTATCAATCTTGGATTTTATCGAGCCTTCTGCTCCAAATTTAATTCTTGCTGGAGACATTGGCTCGGCATATCACACAGACCAGCTAACGCACTTTTTAAAATCGTGCAAGGCCAATTTTGAAACAGTTATTTATGTTGCTGGAAACAACGAATACTATCTACGGGCCGGTTATGAAATTAGACCTTTGGCCGATCTCGAAAACACCATTAAAAATATCTGCTTCGAGGTTGGTGTGTACTACCTTAACAATTCTTACATCGAGACCGAGACACACATCATCTTCGGTTCTACATGGTGGAGCAAGGTTGACGCCTCACCAGCAATGCATATTCTATACGAAGACCATCTCATCAACTCGGACGACTTTAGTTATATGCACTACACATCTCGTGTTGCACTGAACAAAGTTATTAATTTGAATAAAGAGACGAATAAGAAAATCATTGTCATTACACATTATTGCCCGACAAAAATAGGAACGATGAGCAATTATCATAAAAAAGACGACTTCGTCCATCTGATCCCGTATTATTTTTCTGCCTCGGAGCAATTTCTAAATCGAGGTGATATTGCCGTGTGGATTTATGGACACACCCATCTGTTCCGCGACTTTATGTTTGAAGGACCCCATAAAAACACCCGCATCATCTCAAACGCCGACCCCCGAAATAAGTTCTTCCGGAAGAACTTTACTATTGACGTGTAAAGTTCTAAACTTTCCGTGATACTCCGTATATTATTGTAATTAATTACAATAAGTCTTTTAATAAAATAATGTCTTTAGGCCCATAGTTTCCACCGGAACACCACCGACAATCATCCCGTCCACCTCTTCAAGCTCGATATTGTAATACTCAACCTCGTCATTGTCGTTGACATAACCCAGTTCTTTTAACTCTTCAATGGAAACTTGAGAAAACTCTTGGATCTGGTTGGCATCAAGCATTTTAACTTTTTGTTTTGAGTTATTGGAGGAAAATAACAGAGCGTGAAAACCAGAGATGTAAATATCTTGGGTGGGTGTCTTAACTCCGTATTGGGATGTAAAAAAGTGTTTGGGAATTTTATAAGGAACATTGTAGGGATTGAGATGATAGTAGTAATGTGTGTTGTGAAGAACCCGTTTGATTTTGTGCTGCTTGTTTGAAATCGGTGCTTGGATGACATCCCCGACTTGAAGGTTTTGGATATTGACATATTTATTGCTGTTAACTAACACCGGAGTGTTTTTTAGAAGACAAATGTCTGGAGTTAAGGTGTTACCACTAGCAACCGCAAGACAAAAACCAGTAATTATCGAATTGCCATTTGTGCTTTTAGTCCAATCAATTCCGTTATCACTGTAAGCCAGTGTATTTGCTCCATTACCTCCAGCTACCCAGCGTGTTCCATTCCAAGCAACCGCATGACAATAATCAGTAATTATCGAATTGCCATTTGTGCTTTTAGTCCAATCAATTCCGTTATCACTATAAGCCAGTGTATTTGTTCCTTGACCTCCAGCTACCCAGAGTGTTCCATTCCAAGCAACCGCAAGACAATAACCAGAAAGTATCGAATTGCCATTTGTGCTTTCAGTCCAATCAATTCCGTTATCACTGTAAGCCAATGTATTTGTTCCTAGACCTCCAGCTACCCAGAGTGTTCCATTCCAAGCAACCGCAGCACAAACCCCAGAAATTATCGAATTGCCATTTGTGCTTTCAGTCCACGTAACTCCGTCAGCACTATAAGCCAGTGTAGTATTTGTTCCATAACCTCCAGCTACAGTTCGTAAAGTCATTTATTACCGTTTTTTTTTATAATAATAACATTTATATTTTATTTACCGAGTCCGGATTATATCTCTGAAGATTGAAATCCCAGTAGTCGCTACTTCCAATCTTAAAATCCTTTATTTTGCTTGGGTCGGCCTTGTACCAGAAAATGCGGTCCTGCCACGACCCCGTGTCTAGCATATTATCAATTACCAACGCGGTTCTGTCTCCGGTAATACTATCCATAATGGCACAGAACGTTTCAAAATCAGGAACACAACCAGCGTAGTTTTCCCATAGTTTTTTCCGGTTTGACAGCTGTGTTTCTCTCAATATAAACGTCATGTCAATCGAGTTGCGAATAACGGGTAGCAAGTCCATACAATACTGGAGGGAGAGAATCAAGCCCATTTTCCACTGCCTGCCGTTTTTGAACAGTTCCTGCATAAAGGGCTTGCGAAAAATCTTGGGGTCGTCGGTACAGTCGTCAACGATAAGCAGAGCCCACGGATTTTTAATGTACTTCCGAGCAAGGATTTGGCGCTTCTTAAAGTCCTTGAACTTTTCTTCATCGAGTTGTGAATAGATGAATGCCTCGGGAAAAATGCGAGAATAGAAAGATGTGGCGTCCTCTGTGCCGTTAAACACAAGCCCGCACGGGAAGATGTGTTTTTTATGGTAGAGGATTGATTCTATCAGCGTTGTTTTACCAGTTCCGGGCTTCCCAATAACAACCATCTTACAACCGCCTTGTTTCTCATCCCACATATTTTTTACGTTTGGAGGTATGCTGTCGAGATTTAGTTGTTTGACACGTATATTTAGTTCTTCATTCTTTTTTGACATTTAAAAATCTCTGTTGTTTTTAAATGAAATATTAATATTTAAAATAATATGCTTATAATAAACAATATGACTCAAATAATTAATGAAATAGTTGATTTGGAACAGTTCAGACACGATAATGTTAACAAACTTATTGGAGTTACCTTTTCGTGTTGGGATTTGTTGCACGCCGGCCACAATATTTTCCTCCAAGACTGTAAACGGCAATGCGACATTTTGTGTGTTGGCCTACAGACCGACCCAACACTGGATCGGCCAGATAAAAACAAGCCAATTCAGTCGTTGGAAGAGCGCCGAATTCAAGTCCAAAGCTGTAGGTATGTCGACTTCTATTTTGTGTATGACACGGAAAAATCATTGTATGAAAGCATCCAGAAATTGAGGCCAAACACGCGGTTTTTGGGAGACGATTATGTTAATAAAAAATTCACGGGTGATGATTTGCCCGTCGCAATAGTATATCATCCTCGGTCAAGCCATTCGTATTCAACAAGCAATCTGCGGAGACTTATACACGCGCGGGAGGTAGAAAAAGAAATCACAAATTTGGTGAAATAAAACTAAGGGGCAAGAGAAAATCAATTTAAATTGATTTTGAAAGTTTGAAATATACAAGTGGGCCAACTCTGCTAATCTCAACACCACATTGTGGTGTCGGGAGTTTAGCCTCTTGTATATTAGAAGATACGTATATCTTTATGTATCTTGTCTTCTCAGGGCCACAAGTTTTTCATGTGTGCACATACTGGAAGCATCAGCTCTGTCAATCGCAACAGTTAACATTGTTCTGATGAGAACAATGTTAACTACTGGGAGCTACTTTCGACTCATATTTTGATGTCAAACTTTAGGGCCAATAACGGCCCCAATAAAATAATCTAACATAAAAAATCAAAATTTTCCTAAGGGTAAGGTTTAATTAATATTAGAATTTGCCGAGTTTAAATACAGAATAAATAATGATACTACCAGTATAAACGTTCCGCTACCAAAATATTTTGTGAATTTAATATACTCTTTGTGGTGGATTAGAGATGACAATAAAGCCAGACAATCGTTATTTTCCTGTATTGACGAATACAATTCTTGACATCCAAAATGGGTAAGCATTGCCACAACCATAACAATTATAATTATTAAAAAAATTGTTTTTTCTCGTGGAGTTTGTAAATGATAATAAATAAGAAAGCAAGCACTCGTTGTTATAAATATGTCTCTAAAGTGGTCGTAATAATCGCCAACCTGTGTCACCATATCATATCGGCGGGCATAGTACCCGTCAAGACAGTCTAGAAAATAGTACAGCCAAAAAAATACAAAAGCAAGTAAGTATTTTTTTGAGATAATCATTGCCAATGCTATCAACCCCATTATTAATCCGGCTGTGGTAATCATGTTGGGGGTTATGAGTTTATGTGGGTCATTCATCCGGATAAACTCTGCAGTGGTCTGACATAGTCCGTCAAGTATACTATCTACTGGATTTCGGATATCCACAATTGTTTTCCTTCCGCTATCCGCGCATATTTCTGTTCTACAATTTGTTTTTGTATCATCGTCTTCATTTATACACATTTATAATTGCCACAATTATTTAAGTTATTTAAAAAAAGTGAGTAATAACAAATATGGACATATTATTTTATAGCAAATATTCCAGCAATTGTACAGACTTACTAAGTATTCTTAATATAAATGGAATAGATTGTTTTAACAAAGTATGTATTGATGAGCCTAGAATACGAGAGCAGATTTTAAAAAGTACAAAAATACAAATGAAGCAAGTCCCGTGTATACTGATGATTGACGGTATAGAATATAAAAAATACGAAGGAAATTTAGCCTTTAAACTTATCAATTCGATTATAGCATCTATGGCTCCAGCCGAACAACAAGTCAATGAGCATCAACAAGTCAATGAACATCAACAAGTCAATGAACATCAACAAGTCAATGAACATCAACAAGTCAATGAACATCAACAAGTCAATGAACCGATTAAAAGAACACCGATTTCTTCATTGATTGATGGGTCTGCTGAACCCGAAGAAGAAGAAGAAAATACTATGCAAAATAGATATGCAGATATGCATATTAATAACGAACCCAAGTTAAAATCTAATACTAAAGTTTCGAGTAAGGTCAGAGCATCTGAAATGGAAAAAGAGAGAAATTCATATATTGAACCTGTTAGTTCGAGTTCTTTGACATTGTCTCCGACCTCGTCTTCGAGTTCGTCTCCGAAGATGAAATTAACAAGTGTCGCCGACATTGGAATTGACCGAACAAAAGGAAAACCAAATACAGATATTGAAAGTGTTAAGACTGGAGCTCCGATAAATGTGAGTAAACTAATGAGCTCAATAGAAAATCGAGAAGAATAATAATTATAATAATCATTATTTTATTAACTTATTTTTAAATAATAATCCAATCTGGTTGATAAATGTCTTGCCAGTCCTGAGGGCCCTTCTCACCAAACCAAGTCTTTGGTGCAATAACTGTTGTGTATCCACCCAGCATAGCCCCCCACCAACTAAACGATGAGTTGGCAATAATAAAATGATTACACTCTCTCATAATATTTATACAGTCCACATTACACTGGTCAACAACAACCTTCTCATCGTTTGTAATATCTCCAATGACAGTGTTGTTAACATACTCAATATCGTCTGAAAAAATAAGAAAATATGGGTTTGGAAGTTTCTCTCTCATTATATTGATTGCTTTCGTATAATAGTCGTCAGGCGGTAGACAATGAAAATCTTGAAACATAATGTAATCAGTTCTGCGAATATGAATACACACTGGCGTTTTTGTTTCCGGAATAACAGGGAATGTATAATTTAAACTTTTCGGAATAGTTATAGAGCTGATGATTTCAGCATCAAAGTATTTCGCACACTGGAAATACCCAGTAATCAAAATATTTCCGTCCACAAATGGGATTTCTGTATACGAGAACCTCGGCTCATGATAGGTCAATCCTATCTGTGTGTCATTCGGTAGGCCTATCGGAAGATTGAAATGATTTTGACGCTTCTCTGTGTGATTAAAAAAACAATGTAAAGTTTTATTATGTTTTTTTGAATATGCGAGTGCTGTTGCAATGATAAAGAGTTGGTTGCCAAGACCGCCAACTACATTTGCATAAATTATACTTGACATTTTAATAAATATTTATTTATTAAATCGACTTAATCGAGATCATTACATGATGGCTTTATGTATTTAAGCATTTCAACAACTGTATCTTTAAATAAATTTGGAGGTTGGTCAGTAAGAATAATTTCATCGTTTTGGTCAAATACCAGTTCTCGCGTGTCGCCCATATTTAATGTGAGTTTTTTAATGTTGAAATCCTTTGGTTTATATTTAATGCCGTGAAAATTACCCACTGGCCCGAAATAAAACCGCAAGCTTTCTGTAATGTCTTGGTCCAGCTCGTCAATTGCTTGAATGATTTTTGGCTGAGGTCCAAGATTAGTTTTTATGAGAATCTTATATGTGTTGTCGTTTAGTATATATGTCAGACTATATGTATTTTTGTTAATTTTAATAATGCTTTTATTGAGGAGCTGAAAAACAGACAGATACAAATGGTTCATAAGCATAACCACACACGTTAGGTATATACGCAATGAATGTCTAATGGAGTGGCGAAGCGACCGCCGCGATACTATATTATTCTCTTTAGAATTATCCGGTGAATTCTCCTCCGAATTCTCCTCCGAATGCTTCATTGTTGCGAGATGTTTAAGTCGTCCGAGTTTTCTCCTATACGTTTTATATGTATCAATTGACAGATATAGCACATTGGGAAACATCCAGATGAGCATCACCAGAATGGTGGTTAAAAATATATACATTTTAATATATTTTATTCATTTAAGTTTATTTTGGGACGAGTTCACCAAGTTCCTCAGATAACTCGCGGTCTAGTTGGTCTCTGCTAATAGGAACTTCATCTGGCTTAACGTCAACGGGTTCGTTGATTTCAACAATGCTTGGAAGATTTGTTGCCCTCTCCGGTGGTTCAATTACAGAACTCTGCATAAACTCTTGGAAAAAGTTCATTGCAAGATTGGCCGGTGCTTGAGGTTGTGCTTGAGGTTGTGCTTGAGGTTGTGCTTGAGGTTGTGCTTGAGGCCGAGGCTCTCTTTTAGAGCGAGGAGGGGGTGGAATATCTTTTTGTTGGAGCAACATTTTTAATATTTCTTCAACTTCTTTAAGTTGCGTTTCGAGTGCCTCAATTCGTGCGTCATACATACTTTTCTGGTTGTTAATCTTTCGGTTAAAATAAACAAAAAAGATACAACCAATTATAACCTCGACAGCGATATGTATATTTGTGGTCGACATTAGACTTGAAAAATTGAAAGGTGTTTTATCTTTACTAGCAGGAGTTTGAATAGTATGGTCCATTTTAATTTTATTTTCTATTTTAAATAAGTATTAAACCAAATTATTTGGATAACGTATATCAGTTTATAGATATTTTCTGTTAATAAATGAAAAGTAGAATATGCTATCCATATTTATTAGAGTGTTGTAATTATACAACTGATGTGTACTGGAAGTCCATATTTACCAACTTATCGTGTGGAATACCCCCACACGGTGTTTATATTCATAAAGACTTTCTGGTGTGCAATTATAAAGATAAAAACTTTTCATATAAGCTACTGGGTAAAACATCGGAAGAATTATTCACCGACATCCACAGATTATTTAAAACAAAATTACAATTAGTTTCAAGAGACGATATTTTAAAAAAACAAGACGAAATAGACAATTTGAATAAAAAAATTGTCTATAATAATTGGACCGACATTAAACGCAAAAACACAAAAGATATTCTCATAGAAAATTTTGTGCTTGAGACTAAGACTAAATATAATTTAACTTTTAACCACGCCAGAACTCTGTTAAATATAATAAATATAGGGTTGACATTTAAGTATATAAGCTACAAGGATATCATTATGGAACACGGGTCCATTTCAGCCATATCGAACATAGTGTTTCCATCATCTCAGCCATTTTCCGTCAAGTGTGATATATTTACCCCGACAGATGTAGTTAAAAGCACCCCTTCCATTTTTTTTAAAATGGACACGAGCATAGCTAAGGATTGGGAAAAATATCTGGTATATTATAAAAAAATATATAGTAGATAACTTATAAATATTTATAAGTTGCTGTTAAAAATTTAAAAAAAGTGAAATTTCATTTTGCGGGTAGACGACCGACGTCTAGGGGCCGAACGGCGCTTAGCCGAACGCTTAGCCGACCGCTTAGCCGACCGCTTAGCCGACCGCTTAGCCGACCGCTTAGCCGAACGACGCTTAGCCGACCGCTTAGCCGACCGCTTAGCCGAACGGCGCTTAGCCGACCGCTTAGCCGAACGGCGCTTGGACGAACGACGCTTAACCGAACGACGCTTGGACGCCGAACGACGCTTGGACGCCGAACGACGCTTAATTACACGCGACCGCGAACTTCTCCGTTTAACAACAGCACGACCCGATTTTCTGCCACGGGATTTGTACAGGACTGATCTCAGAATCTTATCCAACTTTTTAGTTTCAGAAACCATTTATATTATTATTTTTTTTTAATTTTATTCTCTTATTTTATCACATCTCTTGTTTTAAATCTCTTTGGCACTCTGACAGCATTTATAATTATGCTTAATTATGCTTCCAAGTCCGCCGCGACATTTTTATTGAAAATCATATTCAACAACAAGTAGGGAAATGTAAAGAAAATGGCCAGAACAACATGGATAAATTTGGTAGCATCCGTTGTTCCAGACGCTAATGCGATACGGACAGCAAAATATAACATAGCTATCTCGATGATAAGAATAACAATAGACGCAATCATTATTGCATACACGTGTTTACCATTGGAACCATATCGCTCTTTCTTAAAGTTTTCTGTAGCATTACGAGTTAAAATCGAACTAATAAGCATTTATTATAGATAAAATAAAGTAATTACTTTATTTTTTGAGGTGTTTAATTTATTGGTGATTTGGGATTTAAGGCTTTTTGTTGGGAACTTTCTTAACAGTCTTTTTCTTTGGACCTTCCTCCGACCTGTGGTGTTCATCCGATTCGTGTTCATCCGATTCAGATTCATTGACCACACCACCCTTCGGAACAGTGTGCTTTGAGCAAAGCACACTGTTTGGTCGCGCCACGCAAAGGCATCGTGTATTTTTCAATGCGGTTCGCTTAAAAACATATGAACACGTTTCGACGACTTTTTCAACGACTTTCTCGACGACATCGACCTTCTTTACTGCCGAGGATTTCGTTTTCACTGCGGCAGCAGGACCCTTATCACCATCGGATTCTTGGTCAAGATCTTCGGGAACAGTGTCGGAAACAACGACCCTTGACGATTTTTCAATACGCTGACATGTTTCCAAGACATCGCCATACGAAATGCCATATGTGTCGGAAACAACACGAGAAATCTGTTCGTAAAGTTGGTCGAGCATTGTTGAGATGGATACTATTCAAAGTATGTGGCCGAAAAAATCAAAATTTTCCTAAAACATGTGTTTTTCTAATTAAATGAAAAATCATATATAAAATGGATATATTATTATTTAATATTTTTAATAATTATTCTGAATGTTTATTTTGTGGAAATGTACTGGTCCGAAAAAACACGGCTATTAAATTTTGCGATGCCTGTTGTGGCAACATACTGGAAATAAACGGAAAACTTAAACAGCTTCTCGATACGCCATTTTTTCTTACCGAAGAAAATAATATAAGCGTCCTTGAGAAAAGACTCGGCATCAAGTCTAGAAAGGATTTTAAAGAGTGGGCAAAGAAAAATCATCCAGACAAAGGCGGCCATCCAGAAATATTTAGAAAAGTATCGCAACTGGTAGATAAACGATACCCACGCATTTAATAATTTTAAATCTTCTTACCCTTTATTCCACGGTCTCTACATCTTTTTTTAAGTTCCGGAACTGTAGGCATTTATATATAAAATAATTATTCTGTAAAATTGATTTGTTTAATGTTAATAATCTAAAAATGAAACTTCATCTTAAAAATTTTCGTATTTACGAAGACACGAAATTCGATTTGGGAAGTACTGGGATAACACTCATCTCTGGAAAATCTGGACAGGGCAAGTCCACCATCCTGCTCGCAATCACCTTTGCGCTTTATGGAACAGGCACTAAACTTCAAACAAATGGAAAAAAATCCTGTTCTGTCTTACTTGAACTCGACAACATAAAAATCTTCCGGAGTAAATGTCCCAATAAGGTTGTTGTCAATGACCTCTATGAAAATGACACGGCCGAGGCCATTATCCGCGAGAAATTCGGCAATAATCTGGTCAGCTATATTCCGCAGAATATGAGCGAGAGTTTTGTTCACATGACACCAATGAACCGGTTATCATTTCTTGAGAAGTTTGCGTTTGGCGACGTGGACATTGTAGGTATTAAAACCAAAGTTAAAAATCTTATCAAAACAGTCACTGATACACACAACAAAAGTTTGGGTAGTTTAGAAGTATTAACTAATATGTTTTCGGAGATTAAAAAGCCAGAGAAAATCGACTTTCCACTCCTAGGCGAAAAACCCACAAAAGACCTTATTACAAAACACAGACAATCATTGGTTGATATTCAAAGTACACAGGCAGATGCCGAAATGGTTTTGAAAACACTAATTACAACCAAAACTGCCCAGATTAAGAATGAAGCTGTTATCTCGGAACTTACCCGTCATAGGGATGAATATATGGTGTTGTTGGCAACCACAACCCTCGATTTTGACACTATCAAGACTACCGACACAGATTTAAAAGTAATGATTGATAAACTTCAATCTGTTATAAGATATAAAGAGTATATGCCAAAGAAAACACAATATGACTTGGACTGTATTAAGATTTCTAATATCAAAGCTGAAGAATTATTAATTATGGAAACCGACATAAAATCATTTCGCCAAGAACAATGTGGATTAAGTGTATCTGTTCCACCCACACAACAATTGGCCGACTTAGAACTTAAGCTATCTGAGTGTGTTAAAAATAAGGAATACACATCACTTGTTGCGCGATATAATGAGGACCTTAAAAACCTAAAAATAATGGAGCAAAAGGAACTAGACATTCTTAAAACCAAGATAAAGGCAAAACAGCAGTTGCTTTCAACTAATAATGTTAATAACGAAGATACTATTTCCACAACACAAGAATTGGTTGATATATTATTGTCGGTGAAGCGGCTTAAGGCCCTTATATCTAAACTAAAACCTGTAGCAGATCCATCAGAACAGTTGGGAAAGGTAGAACGGGACTTGGTAGAGCTCGCCACACACCAAGAACAAAAAAAATGTGTTTATACCTGCCCCCATTGCTCCAAGAATACCAAAATGGTTAATAATAAACTGGTTGTGTATTCTACTCTCATCTGTGGCGATGTAAAGAGCACAGATGATGAATTAACTTTTAAAATATCCCATTTACGTATACTTAAGACACAACTTAGTTTGGACAAAGTAGATTACACTCGATATATGGGTACACTCGCAAATCTGACTACACAATTGGATGATGATACAGAGCGTCTACAAGAGTTTGATACATCTGATATTGGCTCAATCGACGAGCTCCAAACCAATATCCTGCAGATGAAAAAGGACCAAGTAGAGCAAACGATTTTACTTCGCGAAATTGCCGACTTGGAATTTAAACTTAATACTAATAATGCATATTCAGATACACTTACAAGTCTCAATAAATCACTTGATACTCTCCGTCTGAAAATTGCCAAGATGACCCCACCTCTTATATTAAACGAAATCTCGAACGAAAATGAACTCCGAATTTCTATTGACAAAGTAAAAGAGGAAATTGACTACATAACAGCCATAAATAAGCAAAACAATGTAGTAGAAGATAAAATTAGAGACCTAACTAATAAAATAGCCAATAAGACATTCTCAAAAAGTGTTGGTATGTTGGAAAACGCTCTAGAAAAGCCACTTGAAATTTTATTTACCTCCGATTGCGAAGAAGATGTTCGTGATAAAATTATTATCATCACAAAATTGTTAGATAGAAAAAAGTGTTGTGAAACCGATATTAATAATTATAATTCTAAAATTAAATCTATTAATATTAATATAGAAAAAACTTCTCTGGAATTCACAACAACATATGGAGATGTTGTAAATGTTGATGGTGATATATCAACCAACGAAAAATTAGTTGAGGACTGTAAAAATAACTACAAACTTGGAGAAGAGTTGGTTCGCCGACTGGACGAGTGGGTCATTTACGCAGAAGCCTTTAAAAAATGGAAGAGTATGAAGGACCGCATCGACATTGAAAAGAAGGAAGAACTTACGCTTCGCAAGAAATCCGAAGCCCTGACAATTCTCAAGGATAAGATTTTAGAAACACAGAGTATCAGCATTGCCAATCTTGTTGAGACTATCAACACTCACGCACAGATATTTCTCGACAAGTTTTTCACCGACAATCCCATTAGTGTTAAAATCGTATCGTTCAAAGAAGGAAAAACGGGAGATAAGCCCTGTATTAATCTGGAAATCGACTATCGTGGAATAGACCACGATCTAACAATGCTCAGCGGTGGTGAGATGAGCCGTGTAACTCTGGCATTTACTCTTGCTCTTGCAGAAATCCACAACTCTCCTCTGATAATGCTCGACGAAAGTACAGCATCGCTCGACCAAGAGTGTGTCAGCGACGTTATTGAAGGTATCAATGACACATTTAGAGAAAAGCTTGTGTTGTTGATTGCTCATCAAGTTGTAAAGGGTGTGTTTGATAAAACTATAGAGTTGTAACTGAAATTAATTTCAGTTAATTATTAATTGTATTATTCCATAAACGGAAGAACAGACACCATTTTTCTGTACATTCGTTCGTGGGATGGAAATGCAGGAGGATATAACCCTCCAGCTCTAAACTCTGCGTTGGCGTCGGCAATCGAAATAATAAACACCTTGCTTACTTCGCTGACATCAGCTGGGGTTGGTAAAGTTTTGGGTGGTTCGCGACTCCATAACACACAAAACATATAGCTAATAGACTTGCGTCTATAACCATACTCACCGTTTTTACCAAAGGGCCAGTATCTGTAATCTCTTCCGGGCTTATCATCAACGCCAATAAAATATATATTAAAAATCCCGTGAGATGTCAAATCTTCCAAAGTAAATCCAACCTCTTCGTAAACAGCCCGAACTGCCGGATTTTTGACCGTTGCCTTGCCATCCTTACCAACATCATAGGAATCTCGCTCGAGTTTTATAAATGGCAAACCTTGGGCCACCATATTTTTATTTTCCCGTTCTACATAAGCAATCTCGCTTTGTTCGACATGTTCACCCGGAATAACAGCACCCTTTGGTGGTTTGGACTGCAGGTTAAGAACATCAATCCCCATTTGAACTCGCACAGCTCCTCCATCGGTCTTGCCAGAAATAATAATAAGTTTTTTGTTAAACACCACAAATGTGTCCACAGCAGACTGTCCAGTTGATTTGGTCTTAAAATTCGGGGCTACAAAAGTGGCTTTGTTTAGAGGATCATAGGCAAGCATAGTGTGAACAATAACGACCTTGTTTTCTGCTGTAAGTTTATACACAAGACCGTTTAACATTCCAAGTATATTCTCAAACATATAGTCTGTAGGCTTTCCATTAGGTGATGTATTGAGAATTCCAGCAGGAACCATCCAAAAGGTGTCAAGGAACCCGATCGTGGCATCGGCCATAGAAATTAGAAACTTCTTAAGCTGAGCAGGTGATACACTCGGACTGAACACACTAGAACCATTTTCGGGTAAAAGAGAGTTGTTAACTGGTGTTGTTTTTGCGTCTGGATATGCGTTTACATAAACATACTTGTTTTTGCTTTTATACCGATATTCATAATAGCTAAGAGACATGAGCGAATTTGATTTCTTAGATGCCGATTTCTGGCATCTCTTGGTCTTTGGGCTGTACACTTTGTTCTTTGCCGAGCATCTGGCTTTTTTCTCGGCGACTGACATATTCTGGACCTTCTTTGTGCCCGTAGCCTTATGCCATCTTTTAGACATTTCTTTCATAAAATTCGCGCCCTTTGGGAGTTTATCTTCGCGATGTTGTGCAATGAAGTTTTTGAAACTAATAGTTTGTTTGCTCATTTATATATATTATAAATATTAAATAATAAATGCCCACACTTATAGAACTTAAAAAAACAGCCAGAGAAAAAGGATTGGTTGGGTATTCTAAAATGAGAAAGAACGACCTCATTAAATTTTTAAATGGGGTTATAGAGACTCCACTAGATTTATTATTAAAAAAGCATTCTTTATCGTTATCAGACGCTAAAGAAATATGCCACCGTATACGGAGTTCCCCTAAACGGAGTTCCCCTAAACGGAGGTCTTTAAATAAAAAATCATCCCCTAAACGGAGGTCTTCGCCAGCAAATAAAGACTTCAGTACATACGAAGACTATACGAAGAAAATATTAGGAGCGACAACTAAGTATAAAAATCTTGAAGCAGTTATTTCCCACCATATTGAAAATAAAAAATATGACGATTTGGCGGACTTGATAGAAAAAGTTATGAAGAATAAAAAGTTTATAAAAACTAATTACAATGCCATAGTGTCAAGTCTCGAAGACATTATTTCAATAACTCATAGGAAAAAACCTGCTAAAGAATTGCGGGAATATGCTCAGATGTTGTTGGATGATTTTAGAATGGACGATGATGATGACGATTACAGTGAAGATGAGGATTACGAAATGCCAAATGAGAAAACCAAAAATAAATTACCCGACAAAATTAAATCTCCAATTAAACCTCGCCGCAGGATTATTCCAACACTTGTATTATAATCATCTCTACAGAAAATTTTGATTTTTTAAGACAACTCATTTAATAAGTTCAGTACAATGTCTTTCGCACTCCAGAATTTGAATTTGCCAAAGATGATGAGCGACCTTCTTGAGTCGAAGAAGGTCGCTCTCGCCCATGTTCAGAAGGTCACGACCCCATTGACGGAAACCGAAATGGAGATCTTGGCAATCAACTCGGCGGCTACCAAGTACACCAAAGATGTTGTGATGCCTTGGGAAAAACTAGCACGGGAAAAAATAACACCGTACAACATCCGCGGACAAGTGGTCCGCGGACTTCGTGGCGAAAGCGCCATCTACGAGGGTAAGATGAAGACGGGGGGGTGGGTTCATTCATCTTGTGTGAATTTGAATGGCCTGACCCCCGAGGAGGTGTTTCCACAATCCAACAGCGACACCGAGATGCTTCAGGATCCGTCTGGAATGTTTATTCGAGCCACTTATGGCTATGTTGGGAAAGCCGCACAACTCCGCTATTATGGCGAGTATGTTCCTTACAACAACAAGTTTTCCAAGTTTTGTTTCACCCATTTCTCTGAGCGGGGACTGGGTGATATCAATTCCAAGCACCCCTTTAACGTTCTGCGCACCCCAGAACGTACCCGTTCTTCGGGGGTTGTCGCGTTTTTCGATACACAGAAGCATCCGGAAATTCAGTTGTGGTCCAAAGTCGGTGATCGCTACGGAAACGAAGTGTGTTGCTTGGACCCAAAGCTCCGCCAGTTTGTCGACAAGATTGTCTATGACCCCAACTATATGAAAAATATCGAGACAAACCACCGCTCCGAGATTTCCCACATCCAAGAAATATTTGGGCTCGATGCTATTCAAGCCGTCAATCGTGTCAAGAAACTTTTTACAATTGACGAAGACGAAGACGAGGACGAAGACGAGGACGAAATGGATGATATCATCCACACCCTCGAAACCCTTGCGTGTTAATTATGTGATACTTACGTATATTTATAAATATCTTTATAAAGACTTAATTAATTAAGTCTTGAAATTATTTGATTAAATATTTAAAGTAGAAAAAAATATAAAAATGCCTAAAACTATTAATATAGAGAAGATAAAAACAAATATTCCATATGTTGATCACCAAAAAGCATTTCAGAAGATGCCAATTATGTATTTGGAGTTATTAGAGGACAAAAATAAAATTAAACCATCACTTGTTAATTCCGAGTATGTTCCATCCGAAAATGCGTCGCCAGAGCCCGACAATGCTGACAACGTCCCACAGAACGATAATATTTCAGATTCTGAACCACCATCTGATGATGAGCGAATAAGTGATGATAAATCAAGAGCCGATGAAGATGACCATGACCGCGGTCATTCCCACGCTTCAAGTGATAAAGATGAAGATGATAACCGTAGGGATGACCACAGGGATGACCACAGGGATGACCACAGGGATGACCACAGGGATGACCATAGGGATGACCACAGGGATGACCACAGGGATGACCGCCGGTCTGCCAATAGTAATAATTCTGTATCTGACAGAAGCGACAATGTCAGCGACAGCAAGAAGGTTTTGTCGTCTAGGTTAAAAGAGCTTTTAGAGGAGGATGAAAGAACTGTGCCAAGACAAGCTAACGGGAATAAATTAAATGCCCCACCTCTCAGCGAGCTTGCTAAATCGGGGCAAATTACCCAGAAAAAGGAGATGATTGATGTGTCCAATCTAATGAGCGACCAAGAAAAGGATGATGCCAAGCGCGAACTTCTTTTCAAATTTGAAATGTTAAAAAAATCTTACAGAGGTGTTAACATCGAAGAATTTAGTATCCACTCAGACTATGAAACGATGAAACGTACCTATGATATGACTGTGCGGACTCTATCTTTGGACCGGTCAGTCGAGGATTATAAACGATATCTTACATATGCTTTTTGGGGTGTTCAGTTTGTACTCGGGAAGTTTTTTAAACTTGATATGGAGGGATATGCACAACAGCAGATTATTTCTTTGAACTCGTACGAAGCCCTGTTGATTGAACTCGGAGAGAAATCATATGTTCCAACTGGCAGTAGCTGGCCAGTTGAAGTCCGCCTGTTGTTCCTGATTGTCGTCAACACAGCAATGTTCGTTGTTATGAAAACAATGGCTAGCAACATTGGAGCGAGTATGTCGTCTATGATGAGCTCTATGACCCCAGATGTCAAACCCCAGAAAAAGAAGAAGATGAAGGGGCCATCTGTTAATATTGACGATATTAATAGCGAAGTTGGAGACTAAAATAATAAACCTTAAAGTATTTATTTATTAAAATAATATTGAAAAATAATTAATATATTAGGTCTAAAATATCATCAATGATATCAGGAACTGATATTTACATATTGGTGTCGGCATCAATTATTGTTCTGCTTATGAGTGTTGTGATTAAATTATCGTGCTTCAAACGTGTAGAGGCTGGAAAATACACACAACTTCCGGAAAATATATTGTATTAATTTTAAAATTAATAATGATTAATTTTGACAATATGTTTTTTAAAGCAAAATGTCGTTGATTGAAACAAATTACCACGAGATGTTGGCATTGTTCACCAACGAGTTTATTGAGTATTCTGATTTGCCAGTGTTCCAATATAACGACGTTCGGGCATCGATTTTCGAAAAAGTTGTTGGATACGAGCCTTTGGAAGCCAAGATTATGGCCGGTTTCAGCCATTACGTCATGAATTCGGAAAATCTGTCTGGAGAACCAGACCAATACACCATCGACATTATTTCCGGAATTCTGGAAGACTTGCGAGGATACTACCATATGAATGCAGACTTTGACAGAGTTCACAGAGTTCTATTCCTGACTTACTATCTTACATACACCAACGAGGTCGCAAAAACCGCAGTAAAAGAGGCCCAGTATGATGCCGAGAACGACGGTTATTATTGTTCGTGTGGTTGTGCTGCTGAACGGTATGTACCTAACAACTGAAGTCATACGAAGTCATACGAAGTCATACGAAGTCATACGAAGTCATACGAAGTCATACGAAGTCATACGAAGTCATACGAAGTCATACGAAGTCATACGAAGTCATACGAAGTCATACGAAGTCATACGAAAAAAATAAAATAATTGTAATTAATTACAATTAAAGTTATACTGACCCAAAATACGACTTCTTTGGAGCATTCGGGAACAATTCTTCACATTCGGATTTTATAGTGAGTTCACACTCACTTAAACTGTTCCATCGGTCGTTGAAATACTCGTTGTTAACACCATACAATAAATTACAATAGCGTCTCGATGTAACATCAGCTGTGTCATAACTATTATAGTTTTCACCGGTTCCATATGTATTGATGAAATCGGTCAGTGTTAAATTTGCGTTCGATTTAGGATTAAGCCCGCCATATTGTGTGTGGTTTTGAACAGCCGGTCGGTTAGGACACGTGGCTGTGTTTTCAAGGACTTTATAAGGGCTTTTGTCAACAACGGGATCAGTAGTGATATTAAAATGGTCCACACTGTCTTTCTTACTAGTTGATATATATATACCAATCGCAACAATTGTTAAAACTGCTACAGCTATCGCCATATAATAAATGTCTTTCATCATTTATTATAAATAATTTTTTATAAACATTTTTATAAATCTGTCTAGTTTTTTATATTACACTCTAGACAGTTTTTTTTATTCATAAGATAATAAATTCCTATACCCAGTGCTGATAGTATTATGACAACTCCGCTAATAAGCAAGACCTTTTTTTGCAACTGGTGTTTCTTCGATGTAGTCAAAGAAACACCAGTTGCACTCACTCCTGCAAGAACGAGTGGACCAATTAAACAGCTGGGGCAAAAATCCTCTCTAATATCGTTTTTTTCTTTGGTACACTTTTTACAACAAGTTTTTTTTCCATACATTTCTTATAGAAAAATTTATTTTTGATTTACATAGACAGCTGTGTTGGTTTTGTAACAGGGCCAGAGAGAATATTATAGCCAGCCCCTGTTATTTTTGGAGAATTGGTTGCAGTTATGCGTTTAATTACTGGAGGTTTGAAAAAAACCATAAACACGACAAAGATTAATACTGTTGCTATTCCAGATACTCCTAAAAAAAGCATATCTTTTTTATTCAGTTTCATTTATATTAAATAATATTATTTAATATAAATGGTATCTATTGGAAGTAAGATATTTAATACAGGTTCTCTTAATAGCACGGTTGCTATTGGTAATTCAACTGTGGCAATGGTTAATCCAGATAAGTTTTTAATTATAAAAACATTTAATACACAAGAAAGTGGCTTAATATACACTAACCTTACTACAAGTGCTACTGTTCAACCGTCAGGTGCTACGGGCGCATTGGGTACGGTGGGTAGGACGGGGGGTTCTTTAGTCCCACTAATGTCGAATTTATTATTTTCTCCAACAGGAAATTTATGGAATTATACAAACCAGACTTTATTGTTTCCTACTGCAATTAATCCAATTAATCAATCTGCCAGTTCTGAAACATTTAAAACTCATTCGTGGATTGGGAAAGCATTGACTGTTCAACGTTATACGCTCTATACAGGAGATTCTAATCCGGAATATTATGTATCTATGGCTGACCAACCTGGTAATACCAAGGGAGGATGGTTGCTGTATACACCAACACCAACAAGCGAAAATGCAATCTATTATTTATTATACAACTTTATTAATAGAGTCGACCTTACAACTCCAAAAGACTATCCAGTATATTGTGACACCATAGGATTTCAAGACTCGGGGTGTTATTGTAGAAATTTCTCTGACAATACCCAAACTGGGAATTTTGGGTATTGTAGTGTAGCGGTTTTGGGTGGTCAGACGCAAGCAGAAGCTATAATGTCTGCAATGAACAGTAGTTCAGCATCAATAGCTAACAATACAGCAATAGACACATTAAACGCAAATTGTGGATGTTTAAACGATATATGTACTGCTTGGTCCGATGATCTTTCTTCTTATAAGTTTGCCGACGATAATATATTTACACATGCAAAATGTGCTGACGTCACTAATATAGCAATATCAGTATGTGATGTGGCAATTACACAATCCACTTTAAATGCCAGTAGCGGTATAAAAATTAAGCAGGATTGCCCCGTTCCCACTCTAAATCCCACTCTAAATCCTACTCCGGACCCTACTCCGGACCCTAATCCGTATCCTACTCCGAACCCTACTCCGAACCCTACTCCGAACCCTACTCCGAACCCTACTCCGAACCCTAATTCAAATCCTAATTCAAATCCCACTCCATCGGCCAAATCAACCACTGTATCTAAATCTCAAACTGTAAAGTATATTGTAATTGGAGTTGGTATATTATTAGCATTAATATTATTAATAATTTTTATTTAAATTTTATTAATAAATTTATTAATAAATGACTATTGATTTCCATCAATCTGCATCCTGTGATGGATCGGTGAAGGCTGGGTTTTTGGGTGCTGCAACAGGTTTACTTAATATTGTGGGGTTGGGGGGATTAGTCCCAAATAATGGTCAAGCTGATGCACAAGCTGCCCTTACTGCTGCAAATAACGCCCTACAATCTGCTACAACACAATGGACAACTGCTATAACAAATGAAAAGTATAAAATAATTGAGGACCAGATTGACAATGTACAAAGTTTGGTAACTACAGCAACAAATCAACAGGCTGTAATAAATGAGTCACTTGGTGAAAAAATTGAGACGAATGCGTTGTTAATTGGTATGTTGGTTGCGTTAGTTGCATTTTTGGTAATGTATGATATTATTTAAATTTATTATAATTATAATTATAATAAATGGCTATGATGGCAATGTTTGTTATATCCGCCGTTGCAGGAACTGTAATGGGCGGAGTTTCGGCCGCACAGCAATTATGTAAAACAGAAGCGCAAACAGCGCAAGTAATTCAACAAACTAAAAGTTATATCGCAAACGCCAATACAATATTTGATAATCTAGAAACAATTGATAACAGTGTTATGCAGGCTACACAAGCTCTTCAAAACGAGGCCAGTTTAGCAACAAATCAATTGTTGCTGATGAAGCAACAGTATGTTGCCCATATGAAACAAATGCAGATTGGAGTTTGTATCATAATCATTGTAGTTTTTATGCTTCTACTTGGGAAAAAATTAAAAATATACTAAGTATAAATGATAGGTAAAAAGACATTGTTTTTCGGAGCTCTTACGGTAATCATAGTGGTTATGGGCTATCTAATTTCTCGAGTTGTTATGAGTCCGTCAAAAGTTATCCAAAATTTTACATCGGTGGGCTCAAACTTAATATATGATAATAGTAATATTTGGGCAATCGATTACGCTTCAGCTAAAATGGTTGAGTTTGATGTCGGTGGAACAAAAATAACCGAATTACCTACCGGGTATATGCCACAGTCTGCTATAGCATTTGGAGCATATGCGTGGGTGTGTAATTATGGAGATGGTACTGTGTCGGAAATACTTGAAACTAACGGAACATCTACCACTTCTCTGACTGGCAAAGGACCATCTTGTTGCGCGTTTGATGGAACAAATATTTGGGTAACAAACTATTTGGACGGAACGTGTACAGTTATAAATCAAACTGGTGGGGCAGTAAAAACGGTTAATGTCGGTAATTCTCCAAGTTGTTGTTTATTTGACGGGTCAAATATGTGGATTACTTTACAATCCACGGGACAAGTTGTGATGGTTGATATTGGCGATTTTAGTATCAAAAATATATTTACAGTTGGAACACAGCCTATAAGAATGACTTATACAAGTCATTATGTATTTGTACTCAACTCAGATTCAACCATTAGTAAGGTAAATTCTCAGGGTGTACAGGCTACCCTTACATTAAATACTCCAGTGTGTACCGATATAGTTTCAGACAAGAGTAATTTATGGGTTTGTCAGGCTGGCGGAACTATAGTTTGTTATGATATTACTGGAAAACTTATCAGTAACTTTGCGTCTGGACTTATTCCAAATTCTATAATGCTGATGGGAGACAATATAGCCATTCTTGATAACAAAACAACAAATATGTTGCGTATATTCACAAAAACTACAGGAACGGTTTTAGCATCTATTAATTTATAAATATTAATTATAAATAAAATACTTTTATTTATTATAAATGGCTGAACCTGAAATAATCGAAGCACCAACAGAAACAACAACAGAACCGTCATTGGAAGACGTTGAAAATACTGTTGGAGAATCAAGTTCTGCACTTGCCGGAGAGGCAGAGGCTGCACAAGAATCGGGCGGCCAAAGCACAAAAGTAGAGGCCGCCCAAAAGGTAGCTGTAGAAGAATTGAGTACGGCGCTAGATACCAAAACCACTATATCCGAGGCCACAATAAATGATGCGTCTTTAGAAAAACCTACTACTGCAGATGGTGAAAAAGTGAAGGGTTACTGGGAACAATTCAAAGCAAAAATATTAGACTTGATTGGATATGAGCAAAAAGCAAATGGTGAAACTGGAAAAGATATCAGCGATTCTGAAAAAACAAAACAAAGCTTGTTTGATAAATACGGTAAGTGGGTATTAATGTTGGCATTATTAGGAACAGGTTTATTTGAGTTAAATAAACTTGGAAAGCAATTATCTGGATGCTACCAGGTTTTCACTAATGCAACTAAACAAACGTATCCTGTAAAAATTGGTTGTAGTCAAGCTCAGTGTGGTTGTGGTCTCGGCCAAAATTTAACATCAACCCCCGCTACATCTACAGCTGCGGCTACAACGTCGTGTGCCAATCCAACTTGTAACAGTCCAGATGGCCAGAGTCAGGGTGTGAATTATTACTGGCAAGTTGTAACACCATTGCAGGCATTGGCAATGTTGCCGGGAATGGCAATTGCTGGAGCTGTAGCACCGGTTAGTTCGCTTGCAAGTACTCTTACAACTATGTTGAAGTATGCTGCTATTCTGCTTGTAGTCTGTATCATAGGATATGTTATTTATAAAATATACATGAACAGGGAAGAAAATAATCCCCGTATAGAGACACATTTTAGGTTTCGTAATAGAAATAGCCTAAAATCTATATTTTAATCTATATTTTAACCGAGGGGATATTGCCTTACGTTTTAAGAAATAGAAATAATAGATACAGAATCCAAGTATTAACACTGCCGCAATTATACCCACTATTAGAAGCATAGAGGATTTTTTGGCAACTACTGGGCTGCCAATAATAACTGGCATTGCAGCCACTAATGACGTAGTTGCAAACGCAGTATTGTACGCATTATTGACTATATTCGATGCAATCAAGTCAATATGACTATTTTGTGTTATATTACACCCATTGGCATTAACCGTAAATGTGCTTCCAGGATTTCCAATTGTCAGTGTATTTCCACTTGTAACTGAATTAAGAATACTGTTTATTGTTGTTTGAACACTAGCATTGATAGAACTAGAAGTATTTTGGTCGTTTATAGTGTTAACGGTTTTTGTCCCCGCTCCATCTTTACTGTATTCGGGCTGACCTTTGTTAGTATTTTGTAAATCATTTGATAAAGCCCCAATACTGGCCTGAATGGCGTGTGAAATTTTTTGAACAGCAGATGTTCCAATATTAGTAATAATTTTCATATTAACTGAAGAAGTTTGAGAAATATTAAATGATTGGTTGCCGCAATTAAATGTAATATTCCCTACAAAATCGATTGAATTAATTGGGTTCACTTTAGTCGTTATATCATTGGTAGTTGTATTTAATATACACGTTACAGCGTTGGTACAGTTTATATGATTTTGCATTAAAAGATTTAGGCCTGCACATCCAACAGTACTTCTAGGATCTGCCGCTCCACTGGCGCTAGATGACCCCGATAGCCAACCACTGCTGCTCTCGCTCCAACTCTGTTTGTCGCTAGCTGTTTTACACTTTGTTACACCTAGACTCTTAACAAAATCTTTTTCGCGTGCAAGATTTGTTCCAATATCAGCCGATGGAGGTGTTATTCCCGGACACCCGCTAACATTTGCAAAAGATCCTCCAGTACCCCCATTACCATATGTTGTAGTGGATGTATTTCCAGAGTTTGTCGTATTTTCAGACATTTATTAATAATAATTATTAATAATTATTAAAATAACGGTGTGAAATTCCACGACAGTTCATTGAATAAGTCTTTTGTAATGTCGTCATGAAACGCTTTTCGGTCATTAGTTTTCAGAATATTAATAAAGTCCTCCTTCTCGCACGGGAATTTGTTTTTTTTAAGCAAAGCCATCAACAAATATTGTACAGATAAAAAACTTTTCCTCTCTATTTTCCCTTCATATTTATATTTTTTGATGTATAGATTGACAAGTATGTCAAAGTCGTTAAGAAGCTGGTCCTCGATTTTTGACAAGTCTGGACACTTTGCTCCCGCTAATACATTATAAATGTATTTGGCATTATCATACTGTTTGTCGAGACCAAGTTCTTTAAGAAACATCATAATATGCTCAAATTTAACTTTTGCATAACGAAGTTCTTTTGGCATGGTTGAGTCGCCAACGAGCATATTATGCTTGGTGAATTCACCCTCAAGGTCTTTGAAAACCTTGGCGTCAATTTTGCTGTTTTGTTTACCCTGAAACTGGTTGATACAGTCCCTAAAATGGTTTTTTCGCTCTTCGATATACTTCTGGTTCATAATAGGTTTATATGTCAAGGCCTTGTTGCGAGTTTCCTTCTCGAAACCACAATCTTCGCAGATGACAAACATATTGTCATCTACTATTTTCTTGGAAGAACAGGATTCGCACGTCTGTCTCTGTTCTTTTTGAAGAATGTTGATGTCAAAGTCTATTATATATTTTATATATTTTTTGGCAATTTGTAGATACTCATTGATGCTTGTTTCTTTGTGGGCTGTGGGTATATCATTTAATAGTGCTTTTCGAATGCCTGTGAAATTTATTTTCACAGGTGTTTGAAGTATTTTTTTATATCTTTCAAGTATAGGAATTGACTCTAGTAAATAAAATGTATAGTCACTGTTGTTCTCGATTGCTTCTATTTTTTCGTTAAAGGTATCTATTTCAATGTATATTAAATCAAAGACGCTTCTGTCTTTAATATTGTTTGCGATACTATGAAGCTCTTTTAGTCTGGATTTATAATCAACCAGGTTTGTATTTTCTTTCTCAAAATGTGCAATAATTTTAGAATCAATGTTGATTATATCGACCCCCGCTTTTTTTTCAGTTTTTGAGTCCATATTAAAAACCAAAGCATTTTTTTAAACTCTCTTTACACCCAATGAGGGTATATTTAAAGAATAAATATTTATTTATATATAAATGTGTTGGAGTTTTAAAGCATCAATTATTACGTGGATCCTCGCAACAATTACAGCACTGTATCTATTAAAAAGAAGAGAGAAAAATGACATTGTCATGGGGTGTCTTGTTTTGGTGTATGCGTCAATGCAACTGTGGGAGAGTTTAATGTGGTATGACCAAAAGTGCGGGACTATGAACTTGATAGGAACGCGTATGGCCTATATTGCCCTGTGGTCTCACATTTTGGCTATAGCCGTCGGTTTGTATATAGAGTACAAGGTTGTTCCGCCGATTTTTCTGGGTATTGGCTTCCTTGTTTTAGCATTTATATTACAACCCAAGACTTGGCAATGTTCAAAACCCGGAAGCAACAAACATCTTGTCTGGGGGTTTGACCCATCATTTTACACACTTGTGTTTTCTGTCGCCATAATTTTATGTATGTACTACATAAGACCACTGTCGACGGCTGGAATAATTTCGGGGTTGTTTTTAACTAGTTTTCTCTTCTCTATTTTATACGATAACAACAGTGGAAGTGTCGGAAGTTTCTGGTGCTGGGTGTGTGCCATATTCAGCTTCGTATTTGTGTTTGTAAATCTGAAAAAACCTCTAGAATAATAATCTCTAGAATCTTCTCTAATAATAACAATAATGATTTTATAGATATATCTATAAAATAAAATGGACGGTCTTGTAAGAACATATAACGAGCTTGATAGTTCAGATGTTGTGGCGCGGATTGCAACTCTTGACACAAAACAACTGCTCCAGATTAAAAACAGTCTGGATAACAGATATTACAACACCGGAGAAGATGTTATTGACGACACCAAGTATGATCTCATTGTCGAGGAATTGAACCGCCGAGGACGGAAATTAACTGTCGGATGTAAATTAAGAGATGGAGATAATGCTGTTTCCTTACCTTGTTATCTCGGTGGTATGGACAAACTAAAGTGTGGTGAAGATAAAAAGATTGAGGCTTGGTTCTCGAAAAATAAAAGTACAACATATATCATCAGCAACAAATTAAACGGGGTATCGTGTCTCGCGTGTTTTGATAGTGTAAGTGATAATGTAAAACTTTACACCCGCGGCGACGGTAAGGTGGGGGCCGATATTTCATATTTGTCGAAGAATATTCAGGGCTTGCCAATTCTAAAGTCCGGAATGAAACTAAGTGTCCGCGGAGAACTTATTATCAGCGACAAAGATTACTTGGCAAATCCAGATAGAAAAAAGAACTGTCTGTCAACTATTATCGGTCTAGTTAATTCTAAAACCTTGCGTGAAGGTGTCAACCAACTCCACTTTGTTGCATATGAGTATATTGGTGATAACGTTATACCAAGTTTGGGTCTTAAGACCCTAGAAAAAATGGGGTTCGAAGTTGTTCACCACCAACTTATAACTAAATGTGAGACGACGTTGAATTCATCGTTGAATTCAACGTATTTGAAAGACTGCCTATTAGACAGAAAGCAAGACAGTATTTATGACATTGACGGACTTATTATTCAGGGCGACAGTCACTATGACAGAAAAAATATAAATGCGAGTGGTAATCCAACTTATGCCATCGCCTTTAAAACTAATTTGGAAATAACAGATGCGGAAGTTATTGATGTTGTGTGGGAGATTAGTCGATACGGTGTTATAAAACCACAGGTTAAAATCGTACCCACAGAAATATGTAATATCACCAATGTCTCTTTATCAGGCTTCAATGCAAAATTTATTAAGGACAATGTTATTGGGAAGGGAAGCATTATTACAATTACACGGAGTGGAGACATTATTCCATATATTATGGGAGTTGTCAAACCATCAGATAATAACAAACCCCTTTTTCCTTCTTATGAATTTGATTGGACTGACACAGGTGTTGATATCTACATCCCCAGCAATTCTTACCACAGCGAGCGGGATATTGCACAGATAACACATTTTTTTAAGACACTTGAAGTTAAGCATATCAGCGAGGGCATTATAAAAAAACTATATTCTAATGGCTATACAACTATAAAATCTATTCTAACCTTGGATATGAAAACATTAACAAGTATTAGTGGCATTGGTGAAGGCGTTGCTACACGGTTATTGGAAGTCCACAGTTTATTAAAACATATTAAACTACCCATTCTTCTTGTTGCGAGTGGTAGTTTTGAAGGGTTTGGCGATAAGAGGATTGAAACAATTTGTCAATGTTTCAATCCTCTGACGGATGATATTACAACCGATAAATTAAAGGATAAATTAAAGGACCTGAAAGGGATATCTACAGTTATGGCCGAGCGGTTTATTCAAAATTTACCATCTTTTAAACTTTTCTACGAGAATATTGAAGATTTTGTATATGGATGCACAATGGACGAACCGACCAAATATAATTCGACTGGTAAGTATTTAACCTATACATTTGTTTTTTCGGGATTTCGTGATAAAGACATTGAAGAGAAAATCAAACTTGGAGGGGGTGAACTCGGAGTGTCTGTGACTAAGACAACGACACATTTGGTTGTTAAAGATCCCGCCGCCACATCTGGAAAAATCACGAGGGCGAAAGAGTTGGGTATTAAGATTGTGTCGTGTGATTTCTTTTGAAATTTTTAGAGTATAACATTGTCATCGTCAGGAATGACACATCCTGTAATGACACATCCTGTAATGACACATCCTGTAATGACACAATTGAAGTAATACAATGGGTTTAAAAAGTCTTGTAATAATTATTACAAGAAATACATTCATTGAAATACATTCATTTTCACATTCATTTTCACATTCATTTTCATTTGGGGTCCATCATAGTCTCAAACACCTCCAGATTTTTCTGCGCCATTCTCTGCCCACATCCAGTGTGGTGCGCCAAGTCGTAGCAAATCTGTATCCACCAGAAGTAGATTTTCTTCTGAGCTCTTAACAGAATTTTTTCTTTCATTTTCTGACAAAAAGAGAAATGGGCTAAGCCTTTCTCCGTTGATAATTCTTTTCCATTGATATACCAATACTTGGACCCATTAGATAATTCAACCGCTGGAAGACCGCCATCACGATGTAGTTTTCCATTGACATACCACTCCTTATCTCCATTAGACCATTCAACCGCAGGAAGTCCGCCATCACGATGTCGTTGTCCATTGACCCACCACTCCTTGCTTCCGCTAGCATATTCAATAGCGGGAAGACCGCCATCACGGTGACGATATCCATTGACCCACCACTCCTTGTTTCCATTTGCGTCGTAAAACCCTGGAAGTCCGCCACCACGATGTCGTTGTCCATTGACCCACCACTCCTTGCTTCCGCTAGCATATTCAATAGCGGGAAGTCCACCATCACGATGTCGCTGTCCATTGACATACCACTCCTTGTTTCCATCAGCGTCTCCATCAACACACTCAAGTGCTGGAAATCCGCCATCGCGATGCCGTTGACCATTGACCCACCACTGCTTAGATCCATCAACACACTCAAGTGCTGGAAGTCCGCCATCGCGATGTCGTTCTCCATTGACATACCATTCCTTGCGTCCGCCATATTCAATAGCGGGAAGTCCGCCGCCACGATGACGTTTTCCATTGACCATCCACGCCTTATATTCACCATTGATAACAGCAGGAAGGTCATTATCACGATGACTTTTACCATTCCTCCACCACCACTTGATTTCACTTCCACATTCTTGAGCGGGAAGGTCATTATCACGATGAAGAAGTCCCTCGGCGTTTCTGTATTCACGTGTCGTCATTGAGCATCTAAAATTTTAAATTATTGTAAAAAATCAAAATTTTCTTATTAAGAAAATAAATTATAACTTACATCATCATAGTCTCAAACACCTCCAAGTTTTTCTGTGCCATTCTCTGCCCGCACCCGCTAGGATGAGACAAGTCGTAGCAAATCTGTATCCACCAGAAGTAGATTTTCTTTTGTGCCCGAATACGCTTTTTCTCACTCATTTTCTGACAAAAAGCGAAATATACACGACCTTTCTCTTTTGATAATTGCTTATCGTTGACCCACCATTCATCACCTATACCATCTCTTTCAACCGCGGGAAGTCCACCTTCCCGATGATGTTGTCCATTAACATACCAATACTTAGTTCCATTAACATTTTCAATAGCCGGAAGCCCACCCTCACGATGTTGGTACCCATAGACCCACCACTGCTTATCTCCATTAGCTCTTTCAATAGCCGGAAGTCCGCCTTCACGATGTCGGAGTCCATTGATATACCACGACTTAGCTCCATCAACATATTCAATAGCCGGAAGACCGTCATCACGATGAGGCACTCCATCGATATACCACTCCTTAGATCCACGAGGCCATTCAATAGCCGGAAGTCCACCATCCCGATGGAGTTTTCCATTGACCCACCACTCTTTAAGTCCATCATTAGAATATTCAACAGCGGGAAGTCCGCCTTCACGATGAAGTTGTCCCTTCATATTATAGAACCTCTTGGTTTTACGGTCCCCACGCTCAATATGTTCATTACTCATACTTGTTATAATTTAAGTTATAACAAGTATTCATTTTTATTTAATAATGAGTTTTTAGAGAAAATTTAATTTATACTACAATAACATCGCCAATGATGACATATGACAACGCATATGACAAAGCATATATGGCGTGTAGAGCCGGCAATCTGATAAGTCTAAAACAAGCGGTTTTAGACGGGTTCAACCCATCTGATGAACTTCAAAGTTGGTGTTTAATATGTGCCGTTGCTGGTGGACACATCAACATTATTGAGTTTCTTATATCTCATAATGTTGATTTTCGCGCAGGAAATGATTTGGCGCTCCAAATAGCCGATCTCCATAGCAAGATGGATGTTCTCCGTTATCTGATATCTCTTGGAGCTCCGACTGATATGTTGTCTGACCAAAACAAGGAATACATCTCATTCTGTCAGAAAATGGAAGAGAAAAATAAGATTAAAGCTCAGAAGAAAATCTACTTCTGGTGGATACAGATTTGCTACGACTTGGACCATCCAAGCGGATGTGGTCAGAGAATGGCACAGAAAAACTTAGATATATTTGAGACTATGATGAAAGTATAGAAGAGTTATTTAGTATACACTTAGTTGCACTAATTCATAATTTCTGTAAAAATTATGATTTTTTAACATTATTTTTTAACATTACTTCCAAAAGTTTTGAAAAAGTTTTGAAAATCTTTTGAAAATCTTTTGAAAATCTTTTGAAAATCTTTTGAAATGTCGCTTGACACCACCAAAGTATTATTTCATCAGGTGAATTCTCTCGGAGAAGTTATCGAAGTTATTGAAATAAATCGTCGCGGGGATGGAATATTCCTGTATTTTATAAAAACTATAGAGTATTTGAAGAATGGTCATCTCCATCGTGGAGATGATCTACCAGCTAGAGAAGAGGATGGACAGTATGGGAAAAATGAATGGTGGGTTAATGGAGAACGACATCGTGAAAATGGTCTTCCTGCTGTTGAATACACAAATGGAAATAAGGAATGGTGGGTCAATGGATATCGTCACCGTGATGGGGGACCTGCTATTGAAATCATTAAGCACTGGTTTGCCCAATGGTTTGTCAATGGAATACGACACCGAGGTGGTGGACTTCCAGCTATTGAATCGTCTAATGGATATAATCAGTGGTGGGTCAATGGACGACAACATCGCGAGGGCGGACTTCCAGCCATTGTCACTCGTGATACTAAGCAATGGTATGTCAACGGATGGCTACATCGTGAAGGCGGACTTCCTGCTATTGAATGTGTTGATGGAAACAATCATTGGTTTATTAGAGGTCGTAAATTATCAGACACTCAAATTTTTACATACATATCATTTTGTCAGAAAATGGAAGAGAAAAATAAGATTAAAGCTCAGAAGAAAATCTACTTCTGGTGGATACCACGATGCTACGACCTGTCTCGGCCTTGTGGACAGCGAATGGCACAGAAAAACTTGGAGGAGTTTGAGACCATGATGAAGGTGTAAAAAGTTTAGTATGTATTAATATACGGGCGCGGAACCGCTTTGAAATACTACAAAACTACAATTGATTAGTATTTATTTTCTTGTAATAATAATTACAAGAAACTTTTATAACAAATGTAAAAATTTAGAGAATTGAAAGAAACTTCTACTTCTTCTTGAAAACTCGAACTTTCTTGTAATTTTATTTTCTTTCTTATTACAAGAAAATTTTGATTTTTTACAATAATTTAAAATTTTAGATACACTTATGACGCGTGAATACAGGACACGTGAATACAAGAACGCCAACGGACTTCTTCATCGTGAAGATGGGCTTCCCGCCATTGAATATACCGATGGAAGCAAGGAATGGTATGTCAATGGGTGGCGGCATCGTGAAGGTGGGCTTCCCGCAATTGAATGTGCTGATGGATACAAAGTGTGGTATGTCAATGGACAACATCATCGGGAAGGTGGACTTCCAGCGGTTGAATATGCCAATGGAGATATGTGGTGGTATAAACGTGGACATCTCCACCGTGATGGTGGACTTCCCGCTATTGTATATGCTGCCGGATCCAAGATGTGGTGGGTCAACGGGTACCACCATCGTGAGGGTGGTCTTCCATCTATTGAATATTCCAATGGAGATAAGATATGGTATGTCAAAGGGGACCGACATCGTGAGGGTGGGCTTCCCGCGGTTGAAAGAGAAGACGGAACTAAAGAATGGCATGTCATCGGACGCCGTCATCGTGATGGCGGTCTTCCAGCTATTGAAAGAGCCGACGGAACTAAAGAGTGGTATGCGAATGGGGACCGCCATCGTGATGGCGGTCTTCCAGCTATTGAAAGAGCCGACGGAACTAAAGAATGGTGGCTTAACGGAAAACAGCTGTCTTATGAAGAAAATGTCGCTTATATGAAGTTTTGTGACCACATACAAGAGAAAAAGCGTATTCGGGCTCAGAAGAAAATCTACTTCTGGTGGATACAGATTTGCTATGACTTGGACCACCCTAGCGGGTGTGGCCAGAGAATGGCTGTGAAAAATCTCATTTCCTTTGAGGAAATGATGAGCCCATCGTGAGAAAATCTTTCAAGCTTGAGATTAAGCTTGAGACTTAATGTGAAAATAAATTATTAATTTATTTTCTGACGGTTATCATCGCTATTTTATCCTTCAATTCTTTATTTTCTAATAAAAGTTTGGATTTTTCGCACAGCAACCTATCAACACATGCTTGATAAATCCGTTTAATATGAATATAATTAGCGGCGTAGTAGTTGTAAAACTTACAATCTTCTGTTGTTTTAATCTTGGCAATTAGTTCATCTTCAGTATAATAATTTTTATTTATCTTTGCCTCTCCAGTCTTTTGGTTAATAAAAAATTGATAAGCGTCGGTCGATAAAAAATCAATTTTTATACTATCATCCGGTTCATCTTTATACTGAGATGTTAAAATATCCATTTTTATCTCGTTGGTTGATGCCACAGCCAGCATTTTTTCCACATTTTCCCAACGGCCATCGATTGATAAATTGGATATAATAGTATCCATTATTGTATCTTGTGTTGCCAACAAATCATCAATGAGCACATCAATGGATGTCAGAATATGAATATTGTTGAGAGAATAATGTTTGGATAATATAGCAAATAACTGTGTACTGAATGTGTTATTACACTTATCCGGGTGCAATTTTAGTGCCAATCGTTTGAAGATTGATTTAATATTTTCGTCTTTCTTGTCAAAGTTATTATTATACTCGCTTACATTTACACTCAGATAATCGAACCTATAATATATTTTTCCACTTTTGAGCTTATATTCTGTAAATTTTTTTGTAGCAATTGGACGAATGTAATCTATCCACTCCCTACACGCGGCAGTATATTTTTGATACATTGCCTCATCCATTTCATATTATTTATAAACTGTTAAACACTATTTTGTTAAAGTTAACAAAATGGTTAAGCTTTCATTATATCCAAGATTTTTGGGCTCATCATTTCCTCAAAGGAAATGAGATTTTTCACCGCCATTCTCTGGCCACACCCGCTAGGGTGTTCTAAGTCGTAGCAAATCTGTATCCACCAGAAGTAGATTTTCTTCTGTGCTCGAACACGCTTTTTCTCCTTCATTTTCTGACAAAAGGAGAAATATTTGAGAGATTTTTCTTCTGACAACTCTCGTCCATTTACCCACCACTCATTTTCATAATCATAATCATCACCTTCAGGATACTCAACGGCTGGAAGTCCCCCCTCGCGATGTTGTTGTCCATTGACCCACCATTCCTTAACTCCATCGCAGTTAAATGCGGGAAGTCCACCGTCACGATGGCGGTGTCCGTTGACATACCATTCCTTATCTCCGTTGCCAAATTCCTTAGCTGGAAGACCGCTATCACGATGACATTGTCCATTGACATACCATTTCTTTCCATCAACACATTCAATAGCCGGAAGTCCGCCGTCGCGATGACATTTTCCATTGACATACCAATACTTAGTTCCACCAACATATTCAATAGCCGGAAGTCCGCCATTGCGATGACATTGTCCATTGACATACCAATACTTAGTTCCATTAACACAATCAATAGCAGGAAGTCCGCCATCACGATGTATTTCTCCATTGACATACCATTCCTTGCGTCCGTCGGCATATTCAATAGCGGGGAGACCTCCGTCGCGGTGTCGGTGTCCGTTGACATACCAACACTTGGTTCCATTAGCATATTCAGTAGCGGGAAGTCCGCCTTCGCGGTGACGGCGTCCACCCACCCACCATTCCTTAGCACCATTTAAATATTCCTTAGCCGGTCCGTCGATGCAATGATATTCTCCAAGCCCATTCATATGGACATATCGTAAAGTTATTCGTCTTTCGACATCGAAATACCAATTGAAAATGGTCATAATGTTAATCTTATGATTTAAACTTTACTAAATTCCTTTACTAAATTATCAAAATTTATTTTTGATAATTATTAGTTATGATAAACAATATTGCAAGCAAGTTCCCAGTCAGGAGTTTGTGAACTGATTGTCATAATTAATTGCTTATATCTGTCCAATCCGTTTTTAGCAATGTATGCCATATCGCGCATATAATGTGCGAAACTGCCGCCACTATGACTAACCTTCATTGTGTTTATAATTAAAAGAAGCTTAGGATCATTTGAAAACATAAAACCTTTGGTGGGGTCTGGAGTATATGTCGAAAGCCAGTCCCAGAGCTTCAATTCTGTGATGGCTTTGTGTGCGTCAACAAGATTTGCACGAGTAAATTCATCACTAACAAAGTCAAACTCCATTTTATCATAACATTTATAATAAACAAATCAAAATTAATTTATATTCATCCAAGTACACATTGCGAAGAGAGGTCATTAGAGGTCATTTAATTATTGTAATTAAATCAGTTTAACTCTAACGTAAGGTTTATATCCGGATCGTTTTTAGCAACTCGGATAACGTCATTGGCGTGTACTATCACAGAACTCTTGTCTCTTGTATAATTAACAAGAAGCTCAATCAGGTCTTTCATAACGTATTCGGTTTTAGAGGGTAAAATCCCACGGCCCTTGTACTCGTCTGCCGCCTCTCCGAGATACCGCTGGATGACTGTTTTAGGAGATGACAGTTTATAAATAAAATCTCTCAGATGTTTATATGCTTCGGAATCAATAATGTATTTACGACCGTCTACTTGTAAATCAAAAATGGCGTCAATTTTTTTATTTGTAGTGTTGGTTAAAAACAACCACAAATCATTTTTGTTCATCTGCGAAACTCCCTTCAATCCTAGATTCTTGGCATCGGTTTTTAACTGGGCGAGTGTCTGATTTGCGCCGGGCTTTTGTACACGTCCGGGCTTTGCTCTCGACCTTATTCTTAATCGGCGAGATAACGATTTAATCCCCACAGCTTTTAACAACTCGTCTTTTCGCATTGTCGAATACCTTTTTATTCCGCAAGCTTTAGCTATATTCTTTAATTCTACAACCGTCGGCATTTATAACAGTCATTTATAAATTTGTGTCGACACTTTGATATAGAGTGTTAATCATCAAACTCGGGGTCGTTGGAATGAACTTGATGGCAATGTTTGTAAAAAACCAATACTCTACAATTCCCACAAAAATAAAAGTTATAATATTCTCGCGGAGAATTCCAAATATATTCAAGTGACCATCTTTGCTAAATATAAGTATGGTCAGAATAATTGCCAGCAATATGGCAGCAACAAAAATACACGAACGCTTTATCATGGTGTTAACTTCCTGCCCATATCTGTCTGGCGACGCATATAACTGTTTAACCGTATTTATCTCTGGTCGTATTTCATTAATAATTGGAAGGGCTGTGTCCCGCTTTGTATCCAACACAGTCGTTATATTTTTTTCTATCAATCCACCCATCTCATCTTTAAACGCCTTCTTCTCAATTTTACTCACAAACATAAAAAAGAATATTGAGAGAAAAACAAATAAAATAAGAACGTGGATTAATATGTCCAGAATTAAGTGTGTGTTGTTAATGAAGAGGTTCATTTATTATTAATATATAATAATATATTAATAAATGGATAAGAAAATTATTATTGGAATAACGGTTGCTGTTATTGTTATCGTCGTCATTATCATTGTCGTGTGTATGAAAAAAGAGAAGTATCAATATAATGGTACTACTACTAACAATACGGCAGGAACTAATACAACGTGGCCTACTATAGTTTTACATAATAATCAGAGTACAACCGCACCATCTCCGTGTTTATCAACAACTCTCACATCTGATTCAAGCGGAAATTTAAGCACTACATCATCTGTTCCCAATGGAGCTATCTTAATGTGGGCCGGTGGGACAATACCAACGGGATGGGCATTATGCGATGGAACACAGGGAACGCCGGACTTGAGAAGTAGATTTATTGTGGGCGCAAGCGCAACACTTAGTGTGTCAGATAAAAATCTGACGCCATTTCTCACGGGTGATTCTGGCGGAGAAGAATTCCACCAATTGTCGGTCCCTGAAATACCATATCACACACATACTGTTGGAGCACTTAATGGTTCGAACCCTCTTGGTGGTATATCTAACGGTTCTACAGTCAATGCGACAAGAGGATCTTATCCAACAACATATGCTGGTGGCGATATGCCTCATAATAATATGCCCCCATTCTATGCTCTGGCGTTTATTATGAAAATGGTTTAAATTTCTTATAAAATTTCTTATAAAATTTCTTATAAAATTTCTTATAAAATTTCTTATAAAATTTCTTATAAAATTCCTTATAAAATTCTTATAAATATTTATAAGAACGTACCAAATGGGCTTCGAACCCACGACCTATCGGTTAACAGCCGATTGCTCTAACCAACTGAGCTATTGATACAAATATTATTATACGTCTTTAAATCAAAAATGTAATAATTTTGATTTTTTAATACATTTAAAATTAATAGTTCCATTCTTTCCATTTCCACTTCCATCTCCGATATGACAGTTGCCTACATTTATGTCCGCGTATCTTCTGCTGCACAGGCAACTGGTCAAAACGCATCTCTTGATGTGCAAGTCGAAAACTGTTCGGCGTTTATGCGGTCACAATACCCAGATGTCCAATATACCATCGTCAATGAGGTTTTCTCTGGGCGTGTTCTGGCAAATCAAAAAAAATTGAATGAAATTCTTTCAGAAATCAAGCCAAAAGACATTCTTGTTTTTTACAATGTGTCTCGTCTGAGTCGCGATTCATCCACGGCCATCAGCATCCTGTCTAAGCTAAGCCAACAACAAATCCGCATTCATTCTGTTGTCGAAAAACTGACATATCCCGGCGACCGCGCCACTTTTCGCCGGCTCTTTGTTGATGCGAATGAAGAGTCTGATGTCATTTCTGACCGTGTCCGCGGAGCAATGGCATACATCCGCGACCGGCAAGGACATATTGGAGCTACAGCGTTTGGATACAAGGCCGAGCGCCAAAAGCCCGAATCCGGCCGGACCTATTGTCTTCGAAAGGTTGTGTCAAACACCGACGAGATGGCTGTCATCCACCAGATTATTCATTATGTTGACTCCACAACAGAGCTCGACGACATTGCCGCAACCAAGGGAGTTGGGATCTGTAATGTCATAGCCGACACCCTCAACGCAAAGGGTAAGTTTTGTCGTGGAAAGCCATGGACCCCATTCCGTGTCCGTGACATCTACAAGACATTCACAAAGACAAATGTTGACTACGATGGCGAGCCGTGCGAGATTTGTCAAGGTCTGGTGTCAAAGAAGGACAATCCTATCATTCTTTGCGACGGTTGCGACAAAGGCTTTCACATGAAGTGTGTGGCGTTGTCGACAGTTCCATTGGGAAATTTCTACTGTTCAATGTTGTGCCAGTTCAAAAAAATGTAAAACCTTTTTGATTTTAGTTTTATTATTCTCTTAATTAATTAAGAGAATTTGTATATTTGACACCTTAAAATCCTATTACTAGCCAACTTAAAAATAATGAAGGGAACCCCATAACGAAAAACTACACATTGATTTGAAAGCTCATTTTTAATCAAAAATTTTATTTATGTGGTTGAAATATATTTGGCACCTTAAAATCCTATTGCTAACCAAGAAAAACTCGTATTGCCCTTATTTACGCTTGTTGATTGTGCATTAAAATTAGTTTGTGTAAATGAGTTTACAGCAACAGGAGTTAAAGGCGATACTGTCGTTGTACTAACATTTACACATATCGTAGGAAAAGCCATAGGAAAAGTAAATGTCCCAGATCCTCCATCCACTCCCCACTGTATAATAAATCCTCCGGGAAAAATCTGATATCCACCAGCGGCAATCGATTGATTTGTTCCAGTAAAATCACTCAACCCAACACCCGCCGCCCAAACAGGCGGAGCAGTAGTTCCATTAGACACAAGAACATCTCCCACGTTTCCAGGATAACCCTGTACAGTCAATTGTTGTTCAACGTCCAAAGAATTAAATACACCGTCGGCAGTCGTTGCCAAATTACCGCTTGTGTCAGCAGTTAAATAATTTGGACGAGTTTGGGATTTAGCCGTTCCACTCGCTGTCACCAAACTATTGCCATTCAGAACAAACTTCTCTTTTTTCATACACACGACAATGATAATGACGATGATAACAATAACAGCAACCGTTATTCCAATAATAATTTTCTTATCCATTTATTAATAAAATATATTAATATTGATTTTTACACCAAATTATTTATAAAAATCAAAGAATGGCTTTCTCAAAGATTGTTGAAATGGACGAAATCGACCACATCCTTCATCGTCCCGACATGTACATCGGATCATTGAGGACAAAAAAATCAGAAGAGTATATGTTTAAAGCGACCACTACAGAAATCCTCAAGAAGGAGTTTGTTAATTCACCTGGATTGACAAGAATTTTCATCGAAGTTCTTTCCAACGCAATTGACAATGTCCAACGAAGCAAAACATTCAACGTCCCCTGTAAAAAAATCAAAGTAAAAATCGACAAGGAAACTGGTGAAACTAGTGTTTGGAACGATGGACTTTTCATCCCCATCACTCACGACGAGACACAAACTGATTTGTATAAACACTCTATTATCTTTGGCAAGATGCGCACATCGACCAACTACAACGATGAAGAAGAGCGACTTGGTTCTGGCCGAAACGGTGTTGGGGTCAAACTTGCCAATGTTCTCTCAAAAACGTTTAAGATTAAGGCTGTTGACCCCACCAATCATCTCTCATTTTCTCAAACTTGGGAGAACAATATGCGCAAGGTTGGCACCCCAAAAGTAAAGAAGTGCGACATTGTCCGCGGATTTACCGAAGTGTCTTGGACCCCCGATTTCGACAAGTTTTTCATTACCGATAACAAATACTCAGATAGTATTTACAATCAATTCCTAAAGTATGTCTATGATACCTCACTCATCGTTGCGCCCGACAAAGTGGATGTGTATTTTAACGACGAGTTGATTACTATTAAAACTCTTAAGCAATACTCACATCTCTATCTCTCGCCGACCGATGAACGAATTGAACTGTCAACGCCAGACTCGACTATTGTCATAACATCTTCTACAGAATTTGAAGCCATCTCGTTTGTCAACGGTATCAATACGCCTCAGGGTGGCGTTCACGTTGATGTGTGGACTGAGAAAATCCTTCGACCAGTTGTTGACCACTATACCAAGAAGAATAGGCCGACAGTGGACATTAAGGATGTTAAGAAGTTTTTCCGCTTCTTCGTTGTGTGTAATCTACCAAACCCTGAGTTCACAAGCCAGAGTAAAACTCAATTAACGTCTCCAGTCCCAAAAATCATTATTTCCGACAAAGAGCTTAAAAAAGTCTGCTCTAAAATCTGTTCTTGGGAAAACACTAAAGGTATCAACGATATTATCGACGGTAAAGAGCTCGTTGCTCTGAAAAAGACAACAAGTAAGAAACACCACGGTATTATCGAAAACTACGACAGGGCAAATAAAGCAGGTTCAAAGGAAAGTGAGCACTGTACTCTTGCCGTTGTTGAAGGTCTGAGTGCAAAGACCTTTGTCACTGAAGGACTGACTGAAGAATTGTTTGGGCGGACCGGCAAGGACTGGGTTGGGATTTTGTGTATCCGAGGAAAACCAATCAATGTACGGAAGAGCGGTCTACAAAAAATCGCCGCCAATAAAGAGATAACGTCAATCATCCAAGCTGTGGGCCTGAAGTATGGTGTTGACTACCGGAATGATGATAATTTTCATACTCTAAATTACGGAAAGTTGATGATTATGACAGATGCCGATGTTGATGGAAAACACATTGCTGGCCTTCTTATTAACTTTATTCATAAACTATTTCCCACACTTCTTCAACGGCCCAAACCCTTTCTTGTGGATATGCGAACACCGCTGGCAAAGTTCCACATCAAAGGTGGAGAAGAAAAAATTTTCTACAACTTGTATGATGCTGACGAGTTTTATCTGACCAACAAAGACAATATCAAAAAGGTTGATTATTACAAGGGATTGGCCAGCAACACCAATGAAGATGCTCACGAAGTGTTTGGAAAACGCATTATTTCGTATGTGACAGACCCAACAACCGATGGGGTTATGGAGTTGTGTTTTGGCAAGAACGAAGCCGATATGCGCAAAGAATGGATGAACACCTACAATCCTTTAATGAATAGTTTTGTCAATGAGACTACATTGGAAAAAGCAATTTCGTCGTTTTTCAACGAGGAGTTTATTGTCTATTCAATTTATTCGTGTGGTCGAGCTGTTCCGCATTTGATGGACGGGTGGAAAAAAAGCCAACGGAAAATCGCCTTCTCTGCGTTCAAGAAGGGTATTAAGGAAACCTACAAGGTAAAACAATTCTCTGGTTATGTTGCTGAGCATTCTGGCTATCATCACGGAGAAGACAATCTCGGAGGAACAGTTATTAATATGAGCCAAGATTTCACGGGAAGCAACAACATTCCGTTTTTTACGAAGAAGGGTCAGTTTGGTAGTCGGTTAGAACTTGGCGCAGATGCTGGCGATCCGCGTTATATCCACATTCTGGACAACGATGTTATTAGCACGATTTTTAAACCCGAGGATGAAGCATTGCTAAAAAATCTTGTGGATGATGGGGTTATTGTCGAGCCCGAGTTTTACGTTCCCATCATTCCTATGATTTTGGTAAACGGATGTCGAGGAATTGGAACAGGATGGTCGTCGACTATTCCGACATTCAATCCTCTTGATATTGTAAACGCAATCAGAAAGTGGTTAATAGATGATTGTCCTATTAATAATAAGGATGATGGTATTCAAATGAATGTGTTTCCCGAGATGGTGCCGTGGTTTCGCGGATTTACCGGCGAGGTTGTTGTCAAAGGCGCAACACAGTTTGTATGTCGGGGAGTTGTAGAGCCACAACCTTTATCTACAAACAAGATTATAGTTACGGAAATTCCGGTGGATATGTCTATTGATAAGTTCAAGCAGTTTATTGAGAAAAAGGTCGAGAGTAAAGAGTTCAAGTCGTATAAAGAGTATAATCGGCCTAATAACCCACATTTCGTGATTGAGGAGTTTGCCGACGGTATCAAAGGTACAATTAAAAGTCTCGGGCTTGAATCAAATATCAACCTTACCAATATGGTTTTGTTTGATTGTGACAACAAGATTAAGAAGTATTCATCAGTCGAGGAAATTATGGAAGATTTCTGTGTTGTTAGATTTAAATACTACACTCTTAGAAAGACAAATTTGTTGAAATTGTATCATGATAAAACTCCCATCTTGAAACTTAAAATAAAATTTTTGAAAGATGTTATTGGCGGAGTGTTGATTGTTGGCGGGCGTTCAGCAGAAACTATTTATACCGATATGGAAAAACTCGGATATGGTGAGTTTATCGGCGAGGTTGCGTCCGCCGAAGAGGAATCTAACAACAAATTTAAGTTTTTGTTGTTGATGCCACTTTTTAGTCTTACAGATAAAAAAGTTCTTTCACTCGAAAAGGAACTAGACAAGATTATGGACGATATTAAAATTTTGTCTGGAAAGACCGAAAAAGACTTGTGGAATGAAGACTTGGATGAATTTGTTAAGAGCTATGACATATGGTTAAAAGACATTACTCTTAAGGACTCGAAATATTTGAATGATAATAAGAAAGAACCAACTGTCCGTAAGCGTGTTAGAAAATAATAATTTATAATAAATTATTAAAATTAATAAAATTATTAATAAATGGCTGAGTGGTTAGACAAGTGTAAACCTAAAAAAAATCACCCCAAGACCAAAACCAGCGGAATTGACAATACAACTAAAGTAATTCCAACTAAAGTAATTCCAACTAAAGTAATTCCAACTAAAGTAATTCCAACTAAAGTGAAACGCACACGCAAGCCAAGTGAATACAACTTATTTATTAAACAGTGGATTACAGACCATCCAAGCACTGGCAAACCGAATGAACGGATGATTTTAGCGGCAGCTGCGTGGGCTAAGTCAACCAATACTAAATCTAAAAAAAAGTCTACTGTTAGTAAAAAAAGTCCAAAGGTGAAAACCAAAAAAGGAAAATCTCCTGTTAAACCCAAAACTAAATTCTTATTCTTCTAAAATAAATTTTAAGTTATTAACTTAAAATATTAATAATAGTAATAAATGACGGCAATGCTACCGAATTCTCAATTGTATGTACAGAGTTATAGACACTTGCCAAATCTGTGTAGTTTAAAAAAAGGTGAGGAAAGATGTTCTGGAAATTTCATCAGAGAAGATACCGCAGACCGAAACACTATTTACGACACTATTAAAAAAGATAATTCTCTCCAAAAAACACTGATGCTCATCGAAAAGGCTGGGATGAGACCTTATTTCAGACAAATCGGGGATTTACACGGGACAGAGCTAAATGGATTAACTCTGTTTGTGTGTGGCGATGATAAAATTCCCGCCAGCTTCATTGACAACATTTCTTTCTTCAGAGCAAAAACATTCCTTAATTCACACACATTAAATGGTGTTGCATACATCTCCTACCTCATTGAAAATGGGTCAAGTATATACACTACGAGAAATGGAGACAATCCCATCCTGTCTATTGTTAGACAGGGTGTACATACTTCCGGAGCTCGCAACCTCCGAGATGTTGAAATTACTATAAATAGTGTGGGCCGTGTTGTTAAGGAAGTAAATTGTAGTAATGGAAACATCATCTACTTAGATAACATCGCATCTAGCATGTATGTCAATGGAACATATTAAAATCATTTATTATTAATAAATGAACACTCGAGAACTATGTCATCGGTTTTTAAATAATCCAGACAAAAATCCACAAACGAACCGCCCAATAAAACTAAACGGTCCAACATACAACAAGTTAAATAAGTTATGTCATTCTTCTCAAAGGTCCCCACCATATGGTTCGCCCAAGTCTTCTCCGAAACCAAAGGTGCTTTATGAAAAAAAGATAAAACTGAAGAAGGGCGACTGTGTTAAAGACCAAAAAAGATATACGTGGATATCTGGAAAGGGATGTTATAAAAACCAGATTACCAACTATATAATTCCGCTTAGATGTACACTCCCCGATACAGATCTCTCCCAGCCAAGTATAGCACACATTACAGCTAATGTGATCCAGTATATTCGCCTTCTGTATAATGAGTGGGAAAATAAACCAACTTTAGGGAATTCTTCTGTGAAATCGCACGGCGATATTTCTGTGAATTCTTCTGTGAAATCGCACGGCGATATTTTTGCGCTCTTAGAAGCAAATTACTTACTCGACTACCACTGTTCGCGCTTATTATTTTATTGTAATAGGTCCAAACCTGGTAAAGGCATATGGGCCAGTGGAGCCGAAACAACAGACATATTTAAACCCATACAATATGATAAGGGGTGGCGCGCTGTCAAAGACCTAATTTTTAAAATGCGCGACCATCTCCTCAATGTTATTGTCCAAACAGTCAATTTTGACAGTCCTAAATATATTGACATTGTACAGACCGTCGAGAAAAACGATGTCATACAATGTCGGTGGGATATTATATTTCAACATATGCCGGTACAAATATTAAATATTGCTCTGGAGACAATGATTTATGAATACACAACTTACAGCGCCAACGCCTATGGGCTGTACAGACTAATAGCACTTAAAATACCGGTTGGTGCTAAAAATTCCATCAACTGTATAACAACTGCGTTGATAACAACAGCGATATTACAGTTATTAGGCTTTCCCGACGATTATCTTTTTTCACAGGGGTTGGCCCCATCTGATTACTGGAGACCCAATAAACAGTCCCATTGGTCATTATTGTGCCGTCAAGGTGGTCTAAGTAAACCATTTTTAAATTTAATTGGAGATGTACCGTCAATGAAACATATTTATAACCGGAATATTATGACAGCCGAATCATTTGGAACATATACCAGAGATATAATTTATTATTATTATACCATTGCTACACCCACGGTTTCAAGGTCGTTGACAATTAAAAATGTTCTGTTAGCATTTGATGCCGAGTTTCCGGAAATAGCCAAAATCCTCAAGACACCACACACATCTCCTTAATTTAGACCGAATCAAGGAGATGTGGTATTGAATCTTCAACTTGGATCTTCACCTAATGTGAAAATACGGGTTAATCTAAAGACACATTATAATATAAAATGAAAGGACAATGTTGTGTTAGGTTTGAACTTAACACAGAACTAGGACATATTTATAACCAACCTCTATACTACTTGGCAGAAAATTATAGACAATCCATTATTCCAAAGGAGCTAATTGATGCCGAAAAGTTAGATTCAAACCTGAAGATTAATGT